AAAATGAAGAAAGCAGTTTGAACATTAACAAAGGATCTCAATGCGCCTGACTAATTAACTAATGCCGATACACGTACTTATCGGCACTGTGGTTAACTTAAAAAAAAGGATGCGCACAATGTAACCTAGCGTTATGTTGAGGATTCACGGTTTGGTATAGTGCGTTAGCACCTAACCGCGAGAAGGGATGAAGGGGGTGGGCGAGGTACGAGAATCACTCGAGTTCTTTCGAGTCCGTAACATAATGCATATTGTGCGCGTCTATCAAAAACACATCCTGGCACACCTATATTGCTATCAAAAACAGGCACCGGCTTTTATTTTTTGCTATCAAAACTAAAGCCAGGATGAAGCCTATTGCTATCATTGTTCTGCATCGATGCGCTTTATTTGCTATCAGAAATTACTTACTGGTTTTGATTTTTGCTATTTCCTTCTCTTTGAGCTTTATTTCTTCTTCCAGCGCTTTAATCTTCCTAAACTTACTTTCGCTCTCTATGATTTCTTTACCGTTTTCAATCATGTACTCGATGGCTCCTGATTTCGTTGCTTTCCCTACTAACTTCATCAGTTCACTGAGCTTTGTCTCTTGTTCTTCCGTTAATCTAACTGTGATAGCCATTTTTTATACTCCATATGTTTCTGATAACCAGTTGATGATTGCTTTTCTTGCACCCTTTGCATCGGGTTCTTTATCTAATTTTCCGTCAATCCATAGCTTACAATCGTAACTATGCCCCTTAACGGATACCTCTCTGGAGAAACGTTCCCAGTAAAACTCTATTCCTTCAAATTCAACCCAAACACACCACAAACCATTCTCTTTGTAGTTCAATTCTGATTGTTTCATATACCCGCCTTTTTGCTATCAATTAATGTTCTTTCCATGTGTTAATGATAGCAAATTGACAGATTAAATCAAGTAAATGATAGCATTTATGGTAAATAAACTCATATTTTGCTATCAATTGATGGTTCAACCATTCTATTGATGTTCGGGTATATTAAGGGATTATTAAACCGTAGGTTTGATGGGAGCGGAGCGATACTGAAACAAGTGAAGCGGGTGCTTTTCCCGCTTTATTCCCCGCCCTGTAGACAAGCTTTTTTCTCTTAGCTTGCACAATTCTAATAGCGCTACTGTTCTCAAACGGTCGCAGACAAAACCAACTTAAAGCATTGTTTCCTAACTGAACCCATGCATTGGCTTATGTTGTTGCTGATTTAAACACTCTTATTTTTTTGGACTTTGATTGCTTTTAATCCATTCATTTAATTCCACTTTCCCAATTTCCCTCTCCAGTATCCAGTGGATGATATCTGCTTCTTTCACCACTTCTTTTGTTCCAATGGTGAGTTCCACTGCCTTATCTCTAAGCAGCTCTGCGTGGGCTTCTCTTACTCTGAATGTTGATATTAATTTAGCCATTTTTTTCATCTGCTGTTTGTCCAGTGTTTATCTTAGTTTTTTGGTTACATATCACAAGTAACTATTGACATGTAACATATCACAAGTGTATCTTGCTCATTAATGTAATTTGTAACATGTAACGGATTATCGCTAAGGTAGCTTATGTTTAGCTTTGAGAAGGGTTCTCTTTATACCAATATGACAAGGAAAGCGGCTTTACGGCCAGTTCCTAGCGCTTTGAGTTCGTGCATGATTGGCGAGGCTTTAGAGTCGTTTTCTCGTGGTGAGCTTACTTATCAAATTTGTTTGTCATGTGGTTATGAATTTGAATCTGACAAACTTTGTGCTTGTCCTTCGTGTCACTCCAAAACCGTTTATTCCTCTGATGATTTTTCACCTGAGCCATTGCCGCCAGTCTTTGAGGTTTCCGATTCTCATTCTGATTTTGTTTCAGGGATTTATAATCGTTTAGCCGCCTTTGATTTCCCTGTTCGTAACAGTGCCGAACGTGAGGCCAGCCAAACCAATTGGCGCAAACCTGTTTTTGATATCGTGCGTCGTCACGGTGATTTTGCCCCGACAATGCTTAATTCGTTTATTACCATTTGCTCTAAACAATCCTATTTAGACGGGGTGCGTGCTGTTGAGTCTGCTTCTCAACGTCTTAAATCACTGAATTTAAATGTGACAATGACTGAATCCGAGGTTAAGGAATTAGCCCGTGTTAAGTCTCAAAATTTACGCCGTCGCTTATCTACTATCACAGACGGTGAGGCGTCCTTTGAGGCTGCTCAACAGTTTCTTGCTCATTTGGGGCTTTCATTTGATGAATTGTTGATTAAACAAAAACGCGCCTCTGGTGAGCTTTTTTCTTTAGTTAATCGTGCATGTGATGAACATTGGTTAGGTCGTCAATTACGACGTCGATTTCTTCGTATTGTTGAGAATGTGGCGCGTGACTTAGGTGTTGTTCACAAGGGTAAACAGGCTTATTGCAGTGATTACGCCCTTACTCGCCATCGTCAACGCCAGTCTGATAATTTAGAAGTGTTGGAAAATACCATTGCCGTTGATGATGACGATCAATCAAATGCGTTTTCCTTGTCTGAACTTTCCCGCAAATCAATTTCCAATCCTGAAATCCGTCGGGCTGAAATGTTTGTCAGGCTGAAAGGATTTGAGCAGATAGCACAGGAATTGGGGCATGTTGCCGTTTTCACCACGGTAACGTCACCGTCTCGTTTTCATGCCGTTTCTAATGGCGTGTTAAACCCTAAATTTATCGCTGCTGATAGACCTATTCCTGAGGATGCGCACAGGCATTTGATGGGGGTTTGGTCGAATTTTCGCAAGTCTATGGATAAGGCGGGTATTAAATTTTATGGGATGCGCATTGTTGAGCCGCATCACGATGCTACGCCACATCATCACATGATTATTTTCGCATTACCTACTGATATTGAATTCATTGTTACTGAGCTACGTCGGTTCTCATTACTGGATTGTCCAGATGAGAAGGGCGCTCAGGAATACCGTTTTAAATCTGAGAATATTGACCCTAAAAGGGGTTCTGCTGTTGGTTACGTTGCTAAATACATTTCTAAATCTGTTGACGGTCAACACATTGATAAAGACCGCTCAACGTCACTCGATGGTGTTGATGCTGCTGAACGGATTGTTACGTGGTCGCGCGTCCAAGGCATTCGTCAATTTCAATTCTTTGGTGGCCCTAGTGTCACCGTCTGGCGCGAAATGCGTCGTTTACGTGAGCAAATAGCCGAGGGTGATGCCGTGTTTACACAATTAAATTCCGACGAGCATTACCTATTAGAAAAGGTGCGCCGTTCTGCTGACGAGGGCGACTGGGGGGCATTTTGTATGGCGATGGGTGGCATCTTTGTTCGTCGTGCTGACCAAACGGTTAAAACACATTATGCCGTCCCAGCGGTGTTTTCCAAGCTATTTGAATCGGGTGCGTTCTCTAAGACTCGCTTTGGTGATGCGGCTCATGCCCGTGTTAATGGCGTGATGTTTCAAGGCATTTTTAAGGCGACCCGCTTTAAGAGTTGGAAGCTGATTAACAAAGAAGAATATGTCAAAGCCCGTAACCAAGTCATGGACGGTGTTGTTGATATTTTCGATGTACTGGAATTGGAGCGTGAATATCAGCGTATGGCCGAAGCCGACTATGCCGAGTATGAGCGCCACATTCAGGAATATGAAGAACTGCAAGCGCTCTGGCTTGATGCCATAGCTAATGAAGATGCACCAACGAGCGAAGCGAGTGCTTTGGTGCTTCGGCATTAGCCTTGGACTCGTGTCAATAACTGTCCCCACATAATTTTATAACTGTAAGGAAATACAAAATGAAACTTGAAGGCTTAATTTTAGACCCGTCTGATATTCAGATTAAACCGAAAGTAAATTTTCAGACTGGTGAAACCACAAATGTTGGTTTGTTGCGTTTGATTACGACATCACCCACTCAAACGGTTGATGTCCATGTTTCTGCTGATTTTGTAAAGGACGGTAAGACTCTTGATGTTTTAAAGAGCGCTGTCGGCACTCGTTGTCAGTTACACGTTGAATATAAAGAAATGAGCTTTGCAAATAGTGACGGTAAACATGTTTCTATTACTGGTTTCCATTTATTTGAAACCCCCGTTATTCGCAAGGCATAAGGATTAAACAAAATGTCTCTGTGCGTTATACCAGATGATAATGGAACACTGCTTTATTCCAGTGTTGAACCTTGTGCTGGTTACTTATTAATTTCAGCTCAAGATTTAGACACTCATCTGACAGCGTATGAAGTCGCTTTGTTTATAGCAGGTGCTGTGTCTCTCTATGGCATGGCTTTTATTTTTAAACTTGGTAGGCAGACCATGGGTCTGCGATAAGGATGTTATATGTCTAAAGCTCAAAAACTGCTGTTAACCTTAGGTGCGTTTGCCGCTTCTGTTGCCTCTACTAGTGCTATGGCTGCTGCTGATGTTCAACCTGCTGTAGATAAAATGGTTGCTGATGGCACGATTGTTATTGCTGCCATTGGTGTTGGCATGATGACTTTGGCCGCTGGTACTGTGGTCTTTAAGTGGGGTAAGGCTCAATTCTTCTAACCACTATTTCAATTTAGGCGGGGAGGTTTTCCCCGCTTTTGAGGTTTTATGCTGATTACCTTACAGGATATAATATGGTTAATCGTACTTTTGGTAACCTTGGATTGCATAAGGCGGGTTTTTTTCTAGCTTTATTTTCATTTCCGCTTTTTGCTTATACCCCTCCAGCTACGCCTGATTTGCCATTATCCTATGAATTTCTAGGTTCCAATGCTGAGGCTGAATCAACAGCGTTCTATAATACTCAGTGTGATTCTAATAAGTTTTCTTGGCGTGGGGTTGATTGGTTTTGTGCTACTGGTGACCCTGCGAATCCTGTTTGTTATGTAAAAATGGCCTATCACGCTACTGATGTGAATAAATGCCAAGACTCTGGCGGAACTGACCCAGACCCTGAGAACCCAGACCCTCAGAACCCAGACCCTGATTCTTTGCAAGCGTCTAATCCTCATATTTTGCATCCAACGGCTTTTACTACTGAGTTAAAGGATATTCATAAGGATATGGGTATTGTTTACGATGCAATATTAAAAGGTGCTCGTCAGGCTTCTTACACAAAAACCGCTATTAATGAGCAGACCGCTTCTATTGCTAGAGATTTAGCTGAATTAACGAGGCATGTTGATGTTCAGGGTAATGGTATTTATACCGTTATTCAGGATATGCGGACTGATATTAGATCCCAAACTGATTGGGTTAGTCAAAATCAAATGATTTTGGCTGAGTCTAAAAACCTTTTGAAAAGCATTGATTCAAAAACAGGCTCTGGCGGTGGTACTGGTGGCGGTAATTATACAGACCTCTTGTATAATATTAAGTCCGAGCTTTCTTCTATAAGTAATGCTACTTCTAATCTTCATGGTCTTTCTGGCAACATGGCTGGTCAGGCTTCAAATATCATTGGTAACTTGAATAATTCAATACACTTTACATCTGAAATGGAACAGCAATTATTATCTGACATTAATAACTCTATTAAATCGTTAGGCGGTACACCTTCTGATAATACTGCGATTGTTGAGCAGCTTGTAGAATCAAATAATAGTCTTTCAGATATTACTTTAAGAATGCGTGACATTGAAAATGCAATTGGTAAATCTGAAAAGAGTATTGTAGACGCAATAGGTAAGGGCGGTGATGGCACTGACCCCGATTCGGTTTCTTCTACTGGCTGCGCTTCTTTTCAATGTTCATCTGATTCGCCTTCGTGTTTTATTGCCAGAAAAGAATGGGAACGTTCTTGTGCATTATCTCAAACTGAAACTGATGGTAAGGGCTTAGTGGATTCATTGGTTTCGAGTGTCAAACAATATAATGAATCTCCTGATTCTGACATTCAAAATATTGACGCGGGAGTCATTAACACGGATGCATTATTAAATAAATATACCAATGCAAATGGATTTAATGCAGGTGGTCAGCAAACCTGTCCAGCACCGTTGCCTTTGGATATAGGTATTGCTGTTTTGCATCTTGATTTGTCGCCAATGTGCGATTTAGCTGCGGTGATTAGTTGGTTCGTTATCGCCACGGCCATGCTTTCTTCTGGTCTAGCCATTGCTAAATATTCATAGGTGATTACATGCCATATTTTTTGATGTTCCTTGCGTCTGTTTTTCCATTTCTAGCTAACTTTGTTGCTGCAACGGCTGGCCGTGTAGCTGTTGCCATTGGTTTTGGTACTGTGACATTTATGGGGGTTGGTTTGATTTTTGATAAGATATTGGACAAGTTAAACGCCTCCACGTCGGGGCTTCCGCCACTTGTTGCTACGTTTATTCATCTGTGTGGCATCGATACAGCTATCAACATAATGATGTCTACAGGCTTTGCCTTGCTTGTTTTAAAAGGGGCGAGTCGGGCAGGGAATTCGCGTCAAATGGTATGGCGTAAGCCGGGCGATAAATCGGATGTGGACTGGGGTGCCTAATGATTGTCTTACGAACAGGCAAGCCCGGAGCGAGTAAAACGCTGAATTCATTTTCTGATTTAGTGACTCAGAATGATGGTACTCGTCCAATTTATTATCATAACGTCCGTTTGGTGATGCTGGACTATGATGTTGCATCCTCTTTCAGTGGTTGGTTTTATGGCTCTTACTTGCCCAAGCTCAAAAATAAGGGGGCTTTGAAGCGTATACAGCGGATTCTTAAACGTGTGCATGCTGATGATGAGTTTCTTTCTCTAGATCACGCTCCGTGGCTCCAAAGCTATTTTGAAGCAGCTTCACCGCTTGAGGCTTGGCTTACATGGGTAAGAAAGCTGTATTCAAAAAAACAGCTTGAGTCCATGGAGGAATTTATTTCTAACATGCCAGCCGACCAATTAACATTTGAAAGTTTAAAGCAATTTAATTTGCACTTTACGTATTTTGATAATGCCCGTGATTGGTTCAAATTACCTAAAACCGCGATTATCTTTATTGATGAATGTCAGCAATTTTTCCCACCTCGCGCGATTGGTGCCAAAGTTCCTGACCATGTTTCTGAGTTTGAAACTCACAGGCATAAAGGGTTTGATGTGCATCTTGTTACGCAAGATAGGATGCTGTTAGATAATCATGTTCGTAAGCTCGCGAATAAACATATTCACTATCACAATCCATTTGGAGGTGAAAGGGTATCTCGTTATGAAAATTCAAAGAGTTTCGACCCTGACAATTATTTCGATACTCAAACGTGCCAAAAGTCTGTAATTAAGCGGCCAGCGTTGTTTTACGGTTCTTATTTTAGTTCTGAAATGCATACGCATAAATTTAAAATGCCAAAGATTTTTATTGTGGGTATTTTTCTATTATTGTTTTTTATTCTGGTTGTTTATTTGTTTTTCACCTCTGGAATTATGAATCCTTCTAAAGGCTCTGATTCTGTTGATGCGAAGGGCGATTCCGTCTCTGCAAAAAAAGATGATATCTCTAGGGTCGCTAAAATTAATAATTTAAATACAAACGATTCACCGATGTTTCAAGCTTATATTGCCAAGTTAACTGACGGGGTGTTTATTACTGGTTCGCTCTATAAGCGTGATACTTATGGTGTTGCATCGTTTGATTACTCTTTTGCTAAAAAAGATACTGCTGAACTCTTTGACCCTTCGGCTGTAGGTTTTGCAGTCAATGCGATTTCGCCTTGTCTTGTTCGTCTGTCTTTTGATAATTACACGACATTTATTACCTGTGACCCCTTTAGTAAATTTGAACCTGTTACTGAATCCTCCGAACCGTCAGCCCCTACGTAATCACGTACATTTGTGGGGTGGGAGGCAAGCGCAAGCGCCCACCTCACCATATTTGATTTTATTACATTGAACTTACTGATTAAATTAGGTGTTTCTATGAATTATTGGGATATTGCTGCTGTTGTTTTTATTTTTATTGTTTTTCTTCTTTTAGGGTTTGCTTTAGGTGTTATTTATTCACATACACTTTACTTTGATTTTATAAATTCATTTTGTGACACCTTAACGATAGATTCCGTTTCTAACGTTGAGTCACTGGTGACACCATGAACAGAAATTCAAAATATGAACTTAAACAACGTTCTCAAGGTTTAAAAAAATTAACGCTATGGGTTCCCGTTGATTCCGAGGTTGAATTCAAATCCATGGCTGATTTTCTTTGTCATAACCGTGATCATGTTCCTTTTATGGCTCGGTCTGTCATTACTGGAAAAATGAAGAAAGCAGTTTGAACATTAACAAAGGATCTCAATGCGCCTGACTAATTAACTAATGCCGATACACGTACTTATCGGCACTGTGGTTAACTTAAAAAAAAGGATGCGCACAATGTA